TCTCCAGTTAAAAAAGCCAAGGGTAGATTCACTGAAGCCACTCACCTCCTCGCCAACGTCATATCTCAGAACGCCGCTGTGCACATTCAGGCCAGAAAGAACGAAGCTCTTCAAAGTCTATATAACCTTGTTCAAAACAACCCGAACGAAAAGGTTTGGTATATATCAGCAAAAGCAAAAAATCCTAACAAGGCTGTTGGCGTTAGAATAAACGGCAGGGAGATGTACATAATCTTCCAGAACGAACGTCATGCTATGGCCTTGAAGGATGCTAGCACGGCTAAGCTAAACGATATGGGTAGGCTCTTGATGAACTCTGCTCAGTTCGTTAGGATGGCGTTCACTACATACTCCCCTGAATTTGTTTTCGACAACTTCGTGAGAGACATACAGATGGCTATGGCGAACGTCATGGCAGAGGCGGATATGGAGGGCGGTATCATCAAGGGCAAAGACATAGCTGAAGCAACGTTGAGCAACGTGGCAAAGAACACAAAGGCTGTCCTTAAGCTTTCGTTTAATCCAAATGCCAAGGTAGACCCCAAGGTAAAAGCATACTGGAACGAGTTCCTTGAAGATGGGGGTAAGACGGGGTGGATGTATACTCAGCCTCTTAGTGAAATTCAGGCTCAGATAGATAGAGAGACAGATCCCGATAGGCGTGCAGCTAGGGCGGCTAAGATTGCAAAAGAAAAGATAGGTGGAACCGTAGAGGCTGTAAACGATGCTATAGAAAACACCACCAGATTCGCCGCTTACATGGCGGCTAGAGACGCGGGTGTTTCTAGACAGAAATCTGCTCAGCTTGCGAAAAACCTTACGGTAAACTTTAATAAGTCTGGGGAGTACGGATCAGTTCTTAATACTTTTTATTTGTTCTTCAACTCTTCTGTTCAGGGTTCTTATAGGCTGCTTAAGACTATGATTACCCTTACCGACAAGAAGAAGCCTAATGGGGAGCTTGAGTCTTGGTATAAGAGGCTCAATGGTGGCCAGAAGCTTGCCGCTGGACTCACTGTAATGGGGGCTATGCTTACGCTATACAACATGGCCGTTAGCGAAGATGATGAGGAAGGTTTTGATCACTACGACTCAATTCCTGAATACGAGAAGAGCAAAAACCTGATCTTTATGACCAGCGGTAAATCTCACGTAGCCCTCCCTCTTCCGTACGGTTTGAGCATGTTCCCAGGATTTGGAAGGATTGTGTCAGAGACGTCAGATGGGAGAAAGGAACCGCTTGAGGCGACTGTAGACATAGTCAATATGGTGTTCTCTAACTTCTCACCCATTTCATTCGGTGAAAGTGAAAAGCCGTTTGGCTTCGCTAAATCTTTTGTTCCTAGCATGTTAAGACCTTTTGTGGATCTTATGACCAACGAAAGCTATTTCGCTGAAAAGATCTACAGAGAAAAGCTTGACTATGAGGTGGCTAGATCCAACTCGTCTCTTGCCTACAGATCAAAAGACTTCGTTAAAGAATTTTTCTCTTGGATGAATGATGTTACTGGGGGCGATGAGTTTGAGTCTGGGGCGGTAGACGTGAACCCAGATGCCTTAAGCTATCTCTTTGGTTACTATACTGGTGGCGCGGGAAGATTCGTGGGCAAAGTGATAAACGTGATGGACAAGACTGCTTCTGGCGAAGACGTAAGCTTCAATGACATCCCATGGATCGGGAAGTACTACAAAGAAAGACCTGAGTGGTACAGCGTAAGCGCATACTACGATGCTATGGATGAGGTAAAGCTTCTTGTAGAGCAATACAAAGCTTCGGATGTTGAGGAAAGAAAAGACCCCAAGTTCAAGGACATCATTTCTATGTATGAGGCCATGAAGACGGCTGAACGTAGGATGCGTATGATAAGAAAAGAGAAGAGAGCTATGAAGTCCTCTGGTAACACCACTGATCCTTACTTTATGGAAAGACAGAAGCAAATAAAGGATGCTGAGGATCAAGCAATTATGGAGTTCAACAGAGCATACAATGCAACACAGAAATGAAAGACAGGAGAAAACTAAAGGATACCAAAGTAGGCGTATGGCTCAAGGATAAGGCTCCCCAAGTCTTGGACACTGTAGGAGAACTGCTTCCAGATCAAGGTGCTTTAGGTGTGGTTAAGAGACTGATTGATCTTGACCCCAACATGACTGCACAAGAGAAGATGGAATTTGAAAAGATGCTGTTGGATTATGAATCAAATGCTCAGAATAACGTAACTGAAAGATGGAAGGCGGATATGCTGTCCGATTCTTGGCTGTCTAAGAATATAAGACCGCTAATCCTTTCATACTTAATACTTTCGTTCACTGTGTTCATGGCCATAGACGCAATCACGCAAATAGAGTTTCATATAAAAGAGCCATATATTGACACTTTTAGCATACTAATGACTACTGCTTTTACTGCGTATTTTGCAGGTCGATCATATGAAAAAGTCCAAATAAAAAAGAGATGAGAAATTTAATTGCCGCTATATTTATAGCCGTGTCATTCGGGGCTTACGCCCAAGAAGAATGCTTTGTAATGGGGCCACAGGAGAACATTCTTCCAAGGAACTACGTAAAAAACAGGAATAACTACACTTCAAAAGAAATTAAGTGTGTTGTTCATGTGTTATGGGATACCGCGTTTGCAAACAGCCAGATTCCAGAGGATGTTATTGAAGACGCTATGATTCAGCTGAATGTAGATTTTGAAGGGACTGACATATCGTTCACTTTGGAGGACATAGACTACACCAACTTGAATGCATTTTGGTGGGCATCTTCATACAGAGCTAGCAACGGAGTTTGTTTTCCTCAGTACGCCACACAGATGACCCAGTGGACTAACATGGTTAAGTGGAATACGGCAGAGTATTGCAACATTTATGTTGCCCCAGACTTCTGCTCATCGATCCTTGGTTTTGCATGGGTTACATACCTCCCGTACAGCGTATTAGACGGGGTGTGGGTGGAGACGGAAGTGATGGGGACATATGGGCCTCACCTTACGTTCAGGTTTGAAAATGAAACACTTACACATGAGATGGGTCACTACTGCGGACTTCATCATGTCTTTAAGAACGGGTACACATCTGTTTCAAATTGTGGTCAACCGCTAGGGCCTTGTGAACATAGTGGAGACTTTGTTTGTGATACCCCTCCTACGAAAGTTAGTTATGGATGTCCAGGCGAACCTGGATATTACTGCCCAGCAAGCATGTACGGTGGCGTAGAGTTCCACCCCAACAACCATATGGACTATTGCCCAGAGGAATGCAGAGATGTGTTTACGGATGGACAAATAGAGCGTATGCATGCGATGCTTGAATACCAACGATCTGAGCTGTTCTCGGATGAGGTATTTTGTTTTGGTGACTTGAATGGAGATTGCTTGGTTGGGACATCAGATCTTTTAGTTGTTTTGTCTTATATTGGTTGTCAGTTCTGTACTGAAGGGGATATTGACTTGGATCACATGGTGACATCAAATGACCTGCTGTACTTGCTGAATGTATACGGCCAAGAGTGCAACTGTGACGGGATTCAAATTCCAGACCAGCACGCCATCAAACCAGAAACGACACAGGAATTGCTTCAAAAACTACAAGAACATGCCAAGAGCGGTAAAGAGAAGACAGGTTACTAAAGGCACATGGACTGTCGGAATTGATGATAGTGAAGTTCCCGTGACTGGCAAAGAGGTTGTCGTGACCAGAAAAGACGGGACCGTAAAGAAGAGATCGTTTAAGGCTAAGGGTGAAGGCGTTAAGATAAAAGACAAAACAAGATTTAGATAAAAGAAAAGGGGCTAACGCCCCTTCTCCGAAGTGATATAGCTGGCTTACCCAGCATTCTGATATTGGTTTCATCTCACTGGACATGCTCCTGAATCACAATCTGTGATGTCAAGATCTTCAAACCTAACTCCGTCTACAGAAACCAGAGGCTTGACCATCGCAGACATCTCTTCGTACTTCTCTTTAGAGATTTCTTCCAGCGGAGCCTGATCGAATCCGTGTTCGTTGTGCAGCAAAAAAGAGACAGTCTTCACGTTCTTGTAGTTATCGCTGAGCCACTTCTTGATGTCTTCCAACTCTTCTTTCCTGTAGTAGATCGTGACAGACACGGCGTTATCTGACCATTCTTTTTGAAGGCGCTTTATGACCTCAAGCTGGTCTATAGCCGTCATGTCTGCTGCAAGCTTAGTGCCTTCAGGGAACTTACACGGGAAGCTAACCACCTCTGTGCTGTGGTCTTCTGTACCGTCGAAGTTTCTAACAAACTCTACAGGATAGCCAGCCTCTTTTGCTGCGTTCACCAGAGGCGTACCAGAAGCCATTCTAATTCTGCGGATATAGTGCTGGCTGTAAGCTGGGTGAGCACCTGGGGTAACACCAGCGAGAAGGCTAAGCGTTCCAGATGGTTTCACGGTAGTCAGCTTGATGCTTTGGTTGAATCCAGAAATCTTCGAATACTCTTCGTCGTATGCTCTGAGGTATACGTAGCAGTCGCTAAGCCAAGAACGCTGCTGTTCTGTAGCCTGAAGATAACCCGTGACCCCGATTCCCATACGCATATTCTTGTGTACGATATGCTCTGTCTCTGGAACAGCACACTTGATTGCAAGGCTGTGCTTGTTTACTCGATACAGATACCTAGCAACCTTTTTCAATTCAGCATAAGACTCGATATTCGGCAGGTAGATCTCTGCCAAGCAACAGGTTTCAAAGTTTGCAAGGCTCTGCTCTGCACACGGGTTGAATCCCTGCACGTCTGGATCTGGGTACTCGGTCTCATGGGTGCGCCCCATGCGTCGAGCTGCTACGAGATTGATCAATCCGTATGGCTCTCCGTTGCCCTTGTAACCCTCCCAAAATTCTTCTGGCAGGAGATCTGTATTGGAGCATACTACACTGTTATTCGACATGGCTCTCCAGTTAGGGATGTTGCCAAGGTCCCAACGCTTAGCGTTCAAGTAAGCCACATCGGTAGCGTCACCGATAGCGATCTGTGCAGATCGTCTCACGTTACCAGCCACTACGATTCGTCCGATGATGTTCATGATGTCGAGGCAGTCCACTGAAGTCAGGTTTTCCCCGTTCTTCCCGTTGAGCAGCTTGTTGATCTCGAACATACCCCAAACCAAATCCTCAGGACCGCTTGCTACGCCTCCGAATCCCTTGATAGGAGAGCCCTTAGAGCGAATCAAATGAGTAGCGAAGGTGAATCCCTTCCCAGTCTTGAATGAAGCCTCTAGAACCCTCTTAAGAAGCTCTACCCACCCCTCTCTGCTGTCAGGAACAATGAAGTCTGCATCATTGCGATCGACTCGTTCGATCTTGACGTTAGGGTATGGGCGATGAAGAGACTCTACGTTACACTGCTGAATGTTAAATCCAACGCCGCTACCAAGCATAAGCATTTCGAATGCCCAAGTGAATGGACGTATCTCTTCGTCCACGACCACGAAAGCGCAGTTCTGCAACGAAGGCAGTCCAAGTTTATCTACGGTGTCTGTGCCTAGCTGCCACAAGAACCTCCCAGCTACCGTGCCCTTCAACTCCATCATGATGTCTTTCAGGTCTTCCTGTTCAGACTGATTGAAGTTGCATCCAAGCTGCTCGTTGCATGCTTTCACAACTCTGTTTACGGTGTCTTCCCACTCTTCGGTAAGACCATTACCTAGCTGACGAGCATAGGTTCGCTTGAAGACGGGGTATCCTACCTCGCCCCAAGCAATGCTTGAAGGATCATAAGTTTTCATCGAAAAAATTTTAAGAGAGCCTACAAATATAGGATGCAATCGGGGCCATAATCCCACGTCCTATAACTTTCTAATGAGCTAATATCCACTAAGTTAATCTTAGTTATCTCATCGTTCCTCCCGCTACGCGTGTACCTTTTTCTGTACGCATCCTTCTTTGAAGACGTGTACTCAAGAGGCACGTGCTCTTCGCACCACATAGCAAGATCTATTCTGTCGACCACTACAAAACCAGCCATCTCTGGCATGTCAAACGCGATGATGCTTGCATGCCCATACATCCATCCATCTTCCCCCTTGACATTCTTGAACTCGCACCATATCTCGTCAGACGTTGATTCTCTTTTAACGTCTACGCCCCATGGCCCTTTTCCGCTGTACGTCAAGTAGTAGTCGATATGGAAGAAGATGTCTACGTCAGCAGAAGACTTTACTACGTCGAACCCAAGGGCCTTGGCAGAGGACACGAACCTAAGTTCAGAGTCCTTGCCCTTGGCCTTCGAGTAAGCATACCTCTGCCTACTTACTGACATTACTTGTTGTATTCCTTTACGGACTGCCGTATCAAGTCTATCTCCACAAGGGTTTGTTTCTGAAACTTTTTGATGTCCTCTAGCACATCCTCAATGTCAGTAACAGCCTCCCCCTTTTTCGTGTGGATCTTCTCGTAAAGTTCTGTACTTGCTTCGGCTATCCTGCTACAAGCTATGTAGTACATTCTGGAGAGTTCAGATCTTTCCATCTCTTATCAATCTTAGGATTTCTTCTATCGTTTCGTCTATCTGTTGCTTGTTCTTCGGCATGAACAAGGCTGGCATTTGCCCTCCCCTTTCATGCAGCATTTTCAAGAACATCTTCCAACGAAGCGGAAAGGTATGCTGACTTGGCGTAAATCCTTTTGTTTCGATAATAAAATTGTGATCTTTTCCAACAAAATCAGGGGTATACCCTATTCTAAGTACGGTTTTGTTTGTCCTGTCGGAGAGTTCTTTACTCTGCTTGGTCATCTTCATGTATACACCATTGTATACGAAGGCGTCTTGCAGGGTGTAATCTATCTCCTCGTACATGAAAGCTATGTCATTCATGGCTAGCATGTCCGCACAATACTTCTCAAGGGATGACTTGTATCTCCCGAGAACTCTCTTCCTAGGCGTCTTCCTAGGTTGAGTGCCAGTTCTTCTTCGGCGCATCCCCTAAAGTTACATCAATTATCTAGGAAGGAATTGTTTGGCTTCAGTTTGTTAAAATCTTCATAAACATCAAAAGCATTTGTGATCGGCTCAAACAACTCTTTAGAATTATCTACAGACCTAAACGCTGTGTAAGAGCTATTTATGACCAGCAGGACGGGGTCGTCGATAGGTGTTGGTGATCCCCCAGTCTTTACCTCCCTCACCTTCCTGATGTGGATTTCCGTGGTTTTTCTCCCGTTTGGGTCAGGAGACTGAATCTTTCTGTGGATGGTTATGAAGCAGTCTGACCTGTTCACGAACTTCCCACCGCCCTCAGTATCCTCTGCATACGGGGCTACAGGCAGGCCATCGTCACCCTTCCTACGCTGGGCTTCTGTGACGGCGTGCATGTTCAACCAAACCGCAACATCATTCGCCTTGCTGAACGTCAAGAACTCTGAAGCCGCCTCGTAGTGGTAGTCATGTACCCCAATCCCATTTGCCTTCAGGTCAATACGAAGGCTGTTGTATGGGTCGATGAACGCTGCATCTAGCTTCCTGTGATTCATGGTTTTTTCCATAAACAAAATCAAATCAGAGTAGCTATACACTTGGGTGTTATTTACCACCACAAAATGATCGTTCACCCATTTGAAAGCAAGCTTCCTTTGGTTGTAGTCCATCTCGTTGATACGCTTGTTAGTGGCGAACTCCATGATGGTCATCTTCACGCTCCATGTGGTATTCTCTGACGAGTACACAAACCACTTCCAGCCATGACGTACTGAGGCATTCACCATCAGGTACAGAGCCATGGTCGTCTTTCCTACATTGCTGTGCCCGTTGATGATCACGAACTCACGCTTGTAGCGGAAGTACCTATCCATCTTATCGCTTCCCGTATCCAACCCAAGCTGGATATTTCCGTCAGCGAAGTCTGTGATCAGCTTGTAGTCCATGTCGTCGGATGAGATGAATGACATGTCCCCGTCATTGATCTGCATCTGTCGCCTGATGGACTTCTCGTCGTTGATGATGTCGGAGATAGGCGTCTTCTTTCCTTCCTCGATCCCATCTCTGATTGTATTCGTTGCATGGACGATGGAGTCTACATCTTTCTTTTCGATCTCTCTAATAAGAACCCTGATGACCTCCTCCTCCTCCATCCTGCCTGAGGCTATGTACCCACCGCACAGGCGAGCAGCACGAAGCAGCGTGGAATGCTTCTCCCCGTCTTTGGCCTGACGGATCATGAGGGCCGCGAGGTTTAACTTCAGGTAGTCTGTGTATCCCTCGTTTTTATTTACGATCTGCTGCTTGTCTAGCTGCTGCTCGCTGATCAACCCGCCAAAGGACTGACTCTCCTCGTTGATTACGATGTCTTCGTCGTATGACTCGAAGCATGCACGTGATTCATTGATACCCGTCTCGTCAGCCCTGAGGCCATAGTGCTTCTCGAAGTACGCAGCCAGTGCCCTAAAGTGGTCCCTGTGCTTCTCAGGGTTGCTTACCTTGCTAAGGATCTTAAGCCCCTTCCCGCTAGGCGAAACCCAGCAAGCGTAGACGTAAGGATCAGTTCCAACAACGCTTTTAGACCCATCAGCATCAACGTTATCAAAGTCCAAAACGATAAGACCATTGTGCTCAAGTAGAGCAGCATCACTGCGGGAAGAGAATACACCACTGAAAAGTATTGCGGGCAGTTTAGTTTTTGAGTTTAGGTCGCCTCCTCGGACAGAGTCAATGCGCTCTTTCGATGCGCCAGTCTTGATCCGATTCAAGGCTGTCTTTACGTCTACGTGGTAAGGATTGTCTTTCTGATACAGATCCTTAAATACGGTCACCTTCATCCTCTGATTTCTTTTGCTTTGTCGATGTACCACTTGGCCTTCTCAATGTCTCTCTCCACTGGCTCGTAAGGCTTAGACCCAGCCCTCATCTTATACTTGAAGGCGTTCATCTCACAGAAGGACACGAACTTCTCTTTGCCCCATATGCAGATCATCATCTCCCATGTCTCCATGGCAAAGTCGTTGTAATGCTTAGGATGATTCACTAACTCGCATGGCTCGACTGGTAGCCCAGAAATACTTTTTTTGTTAGCTTTTTTATCCTGAACTCTTTTTCCGATTTGTGTGTCTTTGGGTAGCATTGGCTATTTATTATGTCGATTGACCTTTGATCCTTGAATATATCCGATGGCACTTCAGAATGTGTGATGCAGTAAACGGCCTTCGGAATAAAGGATTTATTTTTCTTGAACTCGATCTCTAGCTCTAGATAGAAAATCGGTGTCTGGCTTTTCTGCACGGAACTTAACCTTTATGACTTCAGCTATCTCTTTGAAATTCATCTTGCCGACCTTACAGTCTTCTTTTGCCATCACTACGCAGTTGTCACCAACTTTGTTCTGTATCCATAAGATAACGAACTCCTCGTCAAATGCAGGAAGTTCTACGTTGAAGTCTTTGTGATCCTGTACGCTGATCAGAAACTTCGATGGCCCCTTCTTGCCTGTGGCCTGAAAAGAGTAGGGGCCCAGGACGTTTACGTCCCGCAACCCCCACTCAAATTCAGCGTAACAGGCAAACAGTTTAGAAAGGGAGGTCGGTGTCGTTGGCTTGAACAACGTTGCTCGCCTTAGGTTTCGGTTGTGCAGGTGCGGCCTCAGATGCCTTTGCGCGAGGGTTGTATACGGCGCAGTACCACTTACCCTTAGAGCTTTTCTTCAGGCTCACATATACGTTCCCGCCTTTGCCATCTTCGTCACGAGCCGTGACATATCGGTCAAGCATGTCCTTGATCTCGTGATCCTTGAAACGTACACGAAGTTCGTACATGTCACCCGATTCATTACGCTTCGGGTCTTCCACGTATCCGATGAAGTCGGATGTGTAGGTGGTTTGGTTTTCTTTGTTTTTCATCATATCAATTTAATTGATGGTTATACTTCGTAAGTGAGGTAATCGAGCATTGGGTCAACGTCAGAGTTGACAAACCTATTGATCTTAGAGACAGCATCCAAGAATTTCATCTCTCCAGTGAAGAGGGTCTGTTCTGTGCATTTCACCACTGCGGGAAGATACGGGTACGTCTTCTCCTGCACAACCCAGTAGAAATCTTTGATGCCTGTAGCCTTGCTGTAGATATACGCTTGGATGTCATAGCACAGCTTGTTTACATCAAACCTGAACCCATCTACACTTCTCGACGACTTGCTGTCAGAAATGAACCCATCGCCAAGGCAGTCGATATATCCTTTGACTAAGACGCCATTGATTTCCTGCTTGATCTCCACTTGGTAGTTCCCAGTCAGGTAACGATCGTATATGCCTGACGTAACCAGTCGATCAATCATCTCGTTGGCTTTTTTCCAGTCGTCGGGACTGCACAACGTCTTGCCTTTGTCTGCGTATTCAAGCACAAGTGCTGCCTTCATTTCCTTAAACTCGTTCGTAGCCGTAGGACTCTTGGTCTCTTGCGTCTTTGTCGAACACCGCTGAATCACCAAGTCGTTATCAAATACGACATAAGTACCCATGGCTTTCTGACGATCGAACAGCAACATGTCATACATGGTTCCGAACTCTAGCGCATCTGAAGTGTACTCAAGTTTTCCCTGCATGTACAGGTCAAACAGCGCCATGTCATCAAGAGCTTTCTTGATGGAAGAGTACGACAAGTGTTCCTTGCCGTACTTCTCGCCCAACTTTTTTGACAGGATCATCGTACAAACTTCTTGAGAGCCTCCTTCTGTTGGTCAGTCAGGACGTCTCCGTAGTGTTTGATCACGCTTTCATATGCCGCCGTTCGGTTCTTGGCTGCCTTCATGTATGCAACAGCCTTATCCATCACGCTCAACTCTTTCGCTGGAGGGCTATCCACCACCTTGTCTGGTGTCTGTGCTGCCTCCTCGGCTGCTATGGCGTATCGTGCTGCCGCCCCACCTACAGGCACACTTCCTGATTCCTTGCCGTGTGTATTCGTGGAGTCGCTGTCTTTGGTATCGTCGATCAGGAACATACCATTTAGGGCATACTTACGAGCATATGATGACGTGGCCCCAGTGACCTGAGAGGCGTCCATGCCCTTCTTTGAATCTTCCTCGCGGGCCTGAGCCTGCACATTGACTACATTACCTTCGAAGTCAAATACAACTACTTCAGCACGGACATATACACGGCCTTCGTATGAAACGATGTCGTCGCTAATCGTCATGCCCAGTTCATGCTTTGCGAGGATTGGCTTGACTGCTTCGAGGATGTCTTCGCATGAGCGATAGTTGTACTTCCCGAAGCTGTTGAACTGACCCTTGGGGGCCTTCAACTCTGCCTGTACGGCAGATAGTTTTTTGTGAATAGACATTGAATTGAACTTTTACCTTAGTATCTGTTTTTTACTTTTTCGTAGGCTTGGGATGCCTTGGACAGGTATCCAGCGTAGTGATTTGAAAACCTGTTGTAGGTTTCTAGATTTCGGTCAATGTTGTATGTGGTTGTCCGATCCATGCGCATGGCCTCGCTAAATGTGCGCCGATCAAACGTCTTTGTAATCACCTCATACAAGGCTGCCCGAGCCTCTATAATTGGGCGGAGCCTACGCCGTTGAGAACAACTAAATCCCAACAACTCACTGTACTCCTCTGCGATGGCTCGAACCATCAACACACCTGATGCGTCTGTCATGCTGAATAAAATTTTACTGTGATCTCGTTCCTAATATCCAAGTATTCCGCTACGGCCTTCACCACCTCTGCACACATATGTGTGTATGACTGCATCATGTCAAGTGTGTCTGAGTTTGTCTTAAGACCAAGGTCGTCCTCAATGGAGGCAGACATCCGTTCGTCTTCGCACATCTTGCTGATCAGCGACTCGCTAAAGTCAACCAACGACTCCTCGAATGACGAGGTGAACTCTGTGGCAGGTGACGTAATCCACTTCTCCAACCCGCATTCATTTATATCTTCTACTGCGAACATGTAAGCAAGATGCTGCGACCTGCTACACCCTTTCATCCTTGCTTGGATTAAATTCAGGGCTTCCTTCTTGTCCATGTATATTACTGATTCGTGTACTGAACTTCTGACGCAATCCAACAAAGGATGCCTCGCTTTGACGCAAGCTCAAGGCTTGGGGTAGCATAATAATTTACGTTGTCAGGAGTATAGATGTACACCCGCTCGACATCAACAACAGATTCGTTCATTTGTCTTTTATGAAAACTCCATTAACGGTCTTTCCAGTACGTGCTTTGATCTCATCGTATGCGCTTTGAAGGCACTCCTCAGGTGAAAGGCCGAGTTGATAGGACAGAATGATGATAGTGACAAGCACGTCACCGATTGCATCTACGGTTGCTTCGTGGTTGTTCTTAGCGAGTGAACCCGCAAGTTCACCTACCTCCTCCATAACCTTAAGCATCTGCCTGCTTGAGTTCTCTTTCTTAATCAGTCCTTTGTCCTTGGCCCAAAGAGCGACGAGCATCTCAAGGTCGTCAAGGGTTCTTTGTTTTTGGTTATCGGTCATAACATAAAAATTGGTGGTGAACTTGTGTCAGGTACGTTCTTCTTGAACTCGTATACGTAGTAATCGTAGTGCTTACCGAACTCTTCTTTGTGATTCCTTGCGGCCTCTATGGCTGCGTCTTTGTCCCCATAAACACCCACAGGAAATGTAAACACATCCAGTCGGGTGTTACGTGTGGCGGTAATTACATACAGCATTTAGAATCCATAATTTTTCGCCTCTTGCCTGATCTCAAGCATCTTCAGCGAGAACTCTGCGTACATGTCAAAAAGAGATTCTTTATCGTCACCCGCTGACACCCTGTCCACGAGAGCGTCGATCCGAGCGATCATCTGATCGAACAGCATAGCCTTGTCTTTGAGTTCGTTTTGCTTTTGGATGTGCGTCATTTCTTCCGTGATGTTCATGTTTGGTGGATTCGGTGTTTGGTTTCTCCGATGTAAAGACGCCGCAAAGGTATGGGGTGTTTTCCACATATCCTAAGAAATCCGCGACTTTTTGTTTCGAACTTTAGTTCGGTTTTTTATTTTATCAGATGCACATTATCAGGTACCCAGCCAAGTAAATGATTACATACATGAGTATTACGCTGATGACGTCAGTGATTACGTTAGGCATTGCTTTCTTTTTCATTTGTCTTGAACTCGATTAGTTGCTCTCGCAATTCGATGTTGTTTGTGATTGTTATGGCCCATCCAAGGATGGTGATGATCCATAGGGATGACTCGTAGAAGGGGTGTATCATTCGTTGTTGTATAGAAACGACAGCCCGTAATCATCTAACAGTTCCCCAATCTTCTCACGTGTGTGAAGGCATTCTTCTCGTGCGTTATCAGACAGATCCTCCTTGTACTTGTATCGCACTCGCAAGTATTCTATCAAGTGGTGAATCATCAGTGCCATTTTGGCTCCGTTCACCGCACGGTTGAACTCAGGCTCCTGTTCGGGGAATTCAAATTCCATTGTCACTTTCATGTTTTTATCTGATTGTTAATTAGTTAGTTATGTCCACAGAAGGAAACGCATTTCCCTCTGTCGAATAGTCACCAGCCAGAGTCGCAATAGTCACCAGCTAGAGTTAATAGTCACCAGCCTCTTTAGGTAGACCATCAAGCCATACGTTCAGTAGTTCAACCAATCCGTTGACATCGTCGTCTACGATGGAGCCAATGATTTTCCCATCCACAAAGACATTGTAACCATAGGTATCGCAGCACCCATCGTCGCAAGTGTAGTGGTAATCCTCAAGAGTTATTTTCATTTCTCTTTGGTTTTATTGTTACAGCAATCTTTCTCTTTTACCACAAGGTAATCGCAGTCAGCGCACCACACATAGGTAGGGTCGTAATCCTTGCGTAGGATGGCCATAGCTTCGTTGGCTTTCTCGTCGTTGCCTGTCTCGGCAAGCGAAATCAGTTGCTGTTCGTTCATTGTTATTTCTCTTTGGTGTCTACTTTTATAATCCTATCCAAGAGTTCTGCAA